TGCAGTATCTCATTTGTATTCTGGTGTAGCTTTGATGGGTACAAGTTTACCAGATAGTTTTATTCCTGTTATTAGAAAAAAATACAAGGAAGTTATAGTTGCACTTGATAGAGATGCAACAACCAAGTCATTTGACATAAGCAATAAGTTAAGATATTATATACCCACGAAAGTAAAGATGCTTCAAGATGATTTGAAGTATTTTAATGAACAACAAATAGAAAGCATACTACAATGAGTCAAGAATTAATCGTAGAAAAGAAAAGTGTTTATGGGCAAGAATTAGTTTACCCTGTGTGCGAAAAAGCAAAAAGATTTGCAATACTTACAGGACAAAAAACTTTATCTCCTGGTGCTATATTTCAAATTAAAAGATTGGGTTTTACGTTTAAACACACTGAAGTTAAAATATGAAACAAATGTTTTCTGACCAATTAGTTGACTTGATGTCAGAATTTATTTATAATAATTTAAATAAGAAAGCAGTAACAAGAGCAAACCTAAAAAAAAGTATTAGAGCTTTTGAAAATATGTGGGTCAGTTCTGTTAGGGAAATAAAAAAGAATGACAAAAGAAAAGTTTGAGTGGCCAGAGTATTACAACTACTCAAAACCTAAATCACAAAAAGAAAAGAAAGTGAGGAACTGTATGAGGTGTAGCAAACCTTTTAAAAGCCAAGGCAATCACAATCGTATTTGTTATTGGTGTAAAGATACTGATGATTGGCGTTATGGTAATGACTATAGTATAATGAAATGAAAAAGACAAAGTGTTATAGAAAGATATTGAAATTAAAAAAGAAACTTGATAGAAAGGCATTAAGATTTCCTAAAACAAATCCCCAATGGAGAGATAGAGTAAACTGGGATAGAGTTAGGAGTATACTGGTAAAGCGATATGATGGAAAAGGAATTAATTAAATTATTATTAAATAAAAACTTTTATCATAAAAATAAAAGTAAATTATCAAAAGAGTTTTTTACAAATGGCACAAGCACATTGTATGAAACAATTAAAAATGCACATGAGCATTCAGATAAAGATTTAAGTATTAATGAGTTATACACACTGCATCTTGATGTTTATAATCCTGCTCTTTCTAAAGCGGCAAGAGAAAATTTTGACGTTCTTGTTGGTGAGCTAAAACATTTAGAACTACCAAATGAAAAGATAGCACAGAATATTATTCGTTCTTTATTTAAAAGGCGTATAGCAGAAAAGGTAGCTGTGCTTGCAAATGAAATCTACAATGGTAGTGATGCTGATTTTACAGAAATTAGAAAACAATTAGATGTAACATTTGAAGAAGTAAATGATTATGCTTACATTACAGGTAACATTGATGATTTAATTAATCAATTGAAAGATAATACAAAGTGGAAGTTTAATTTAGAACCTCTTCGTGACAAAGTAAATGGCGTTGGAGAGGGTAATCTTGTAATTATTTTTGCTCGACCAGAGGCAGGCAAGACTGCATTTTGGGTAAATTTAGTATCGGGAATTGACGGATTTGCATCACAAGGTGCTAAAGTTTGTGCTCTTATTAATGAAGAGCCCGCAGTTCGTACACAAATGAGACTAATAAACGCCCATACAGGCATGACACTTGATGAAATTAGGGCAAACAAGACAGAGGCCAGTACAAAATGGGCCGAAGTAAGACAAAATATTAAGATACTTGATACAGTTGATTGGTCTCTTGATGATGTTGATGAGTTTGTGCAAAAAGAAAATCCAGATATTTTAATTGTAGACCAGTTAGATAAAGTAAATGTAAAAGGTTCTTTTGCACGTACAGATGAAAAACTTCGTGCTATTTACACAGGTGCAAGAGAGATAGCAAAAAGAAATAACTGTTGTGTTATAGCTGTATCTCAAGCATCAGCAGATGGTCAAGGCAAGTTTGATTTAACTTTTGATATGATGGAGGGTAGTAAAACAGGTAAAGCCGCAGAAGCTGATGTAATTATTGGTGTAGGGCATCGAGATAAACTAGATACAGATGAAAGGATTAGAAGTTTGGCTGTAAGTAAAAATAAAATAACAGGTTGGCATGGTCAGTTAGTTTGTACTATTGTGCCAGAACTATCGAGGTATGATTTATGATAACTGTATTTGATGTTGAAACAAGTTTTCAAGTAACAGAAGAGGGTAAGCTAGACCCATCAGCAAAAAATCCAAATAACTTTTTAGTATCAATTGGTATTAATGATGAGTATATATTTTTTAAACATAGAGATTACAAAGGTATACCAAATAGAAAAAAAGTACAAGACATTCTAGATGAAACAAAACTTCTTATTGGGCACAATATAAAGTTTGATTTGTTATGGTTGTGGGAAGTTGGTTTTAAATATGATGGCAGAGTTTATGACACCATGATTGGCGAATATGTTATGAACAAAGGTATCAAAAGAAGTTTAAAATTAAAAGACTGTTGTGCTCACAGAGGTGTAATACAAAAGTCTGATTTAACTGCACAGTATATAAAAGATAAAGTATCGTTTGAAAACATACCAATACATATTGTAGAAGAGTATGGCAGGCTAGATGTAAAGGCAACCAGGTCTTTATATCAAGCACAGATGCTACAATTAAAAAAGCCACAGCATAAACATTTAATTAAAACATTACAGACTATGTGTAGATTTTTAGTTGTCTTAGCAAAGATGGAAGACAATGGTATTTATATTGATATGGATATTTTAGATAACTTACAGCAAGAGTTTGAAGATGAGCATGATAAACTTCGTGTTGAAATAGATGAAATTATACATGCAAGAATGGGAGATACTAAAGTTAATCCGTCTAGTCCAGAACAATTATCATGGTTAGTGTATGGTGTAAAAGTAAAAGATAAAAAGCTATGGTCTAAAACTTTTAATTTAGGTATTGACCCTGTTACAAAAAAGAAAAAGAAAAGACCCAGACTTACAGGCACAAAATTAAAACAAATATTTGCACGTCAATTAGAACCTGTACAAAAAACAAAAGCACGTCAATGTGAGACGTGCCTTGGTAAAGGTGTTATTAGAAAACTTAAAACAAATGGTCAGCCATATAAAAATGTAAGTAGATGTGTTGATTGTAATGCACAAGGATTTGTTTATTCTGATTTAAAAGACAAAGCAGGATTTACTGCTAGTCCAGACTCTGTTATGGATATTGCAGAGGGTGGGTTTAAAACAGATAAGAATACTTTAGAGAAGATGGGTAGACAAGGTGACCAGTTTTTAAAAGTATTTGTAGAAAAGATTACAAGATATAATGCTTTAGAGACATACTTAAATACATTTATTGATGGTATAAAGAAACATACATCAGATAAAAATTATTTATATCCTAGTTTTATGCAAACAGTTACAGCTACAGGCAGACTATCTAGTCGTGACCCTAACTTTCAAAATCAACCAAGAGGTAATACGTTTCCTATTCGTAAAGCTATTGCATCTAGATTTGATGGCGGCAGTATTATGGAAATAGATTACGCTCAGTTAGAATTTAGAACTGCTGTGTTTCTTGCACAAGATAAACAAGGTATGAAAGATATTGCAAATGGTGTTGATGTACATCAATACACTGCAGATATTATTGGTTGTTCAAGACAAAATGCAAAGGCACATACATTTAAGCCTTTGTATGGAGGCATGTCTGGTACAGAAAGTGAAAGAAAATACTATTCAGCTTTTCTTAAAAAGTATCCAGATATAAAAGTATGGCATGAAAAATTACAAGATGAAGCTGTTAGACGTAAGGTGGTTACGCTACCAAGTGGTCGACAGTATGCATTCCCTAAAGCAGAAAGAATGCCTTGGGGTGGTTCAAGTTTCTCTACACAGATAAAAAATTATCCTGTGCAGGGATTTGCCACGGCTGATATTGTTCCTCTAGCTTGTATTAACATACAAGAATTACTAGAAGAAAACAATACAAAGAGCCTACTTATTAATACAGTGCATGATTCCATAGTGGCTGATGTATATCCTGGAGAGGAGGGTGTTGTCGCTTCCTGCCTCGGCAGTGGTTGTTTAAAGGTTATACAAACAATGAAAGACATGTATGATATCGACTTTAATGTGCCTTTAGATGTCGAAATCAAAGTAGGCTCTAATTGGCTAGAGACAAAAGTTTATGCTTGACAAATATGTCACAGATGCTACAGTATAGTTTAAATTTAACCATGGAGGTAATATGGTAAATGATTTGAAAGCATTTAACTCTTTAAGTAAAGAAGAGATAATGCAAATGACAGGCCAAGATGATGGCTCGATAATTAGTTCGGGCACACTATCAAGGCTTACAATAAACAGAGCCGCTGAAGATGATGATGGTAATCAGCTATCAGCAGGTGTTTATACAGTATATGATTCTTCAATAGAAGATAGAGTATACAGTATAAAAGATAAACCAATACAGTTTAGACCTTTTATAAATAGCTATCAATATATGGAATATGACCCAGATAAAAATAGCTACCCTTGTTCTTCTGTTGTATTTAAATCATGGAAAAATGAGCCAATAGATACAAATGGAGGAGTTCGTTGTGGTAAAGTAATAGGTAAAGACAAAGAGCAACTTACAGATGCTGAATTAGATGCACAAAAAAATATTAAATGTTATCGTTTAGTGTATGGTTTAGTTTCATATGAGGGCACAACTTCAAAAGGTGAGCCTGCTACTGTTGATTCTATGCCTGTATTGTTTAGGGTTACTGGCTCTAACTTTACTCCAATCGGAGAAGCTCTAAAGAGTTTAAAAGGTAGAGAAAGTCTTATGCAAAATCACTTGTTGAATTTAAAAACAACAAGAAAGAAAGCAGGCAGTAATGTCTATTATGTTTCTCAAATCTCTGTTGATAGTAAAGAAATAGATTTTACACAAAAAGACTTAGAACACATGGATATGTTCCGTGCTCTCATTGAAGAAGAGAACGCTAGAGTATCTGAAAAATATCAAAATGCTGTAAAGAATAAGGAAAGCGATGCGGCATCTGCCAAAGTAATTAATGAAATGGAAGATGACCCCGAAATGGTGTTGGCTTCATAGCTTGTCTAGTATTTTAAACAGAGTACAATTATTTTTAACGGAGGCCAATAAGGCCTCTGTTCCTATTTCTAGCACTATTGTAAATGAGTTTGGCGAAGCCTGTAAACAAGCATTTATAAAACAATTTTCTGAAGAAAGAGATAAAGAATTTAGACCTCGTATGAGTTCTATTGGTAGACCCCTTTGTCAATTACAAATGGAAAAGATGGGTGCAAAAGCAGAGACTCCTTCTTACAATTCTAAGATGAGATTTATATTAGGCGATTTAATAGAAGCATTAGCTGTAGCTGTCCTTAAATCTTCTGGCATTAAAATAGATAGCATGCAAGAAAAAGTAACGCATGCGTTTAAAAATAACTCAATAAATGGCACTTATGATGTAGAGATAATGGGTAAGATATGGGATATAAAAAGTGCGTCTCCTTATTCGTTTCAGTATAAGTTTGGAGAGGAAGCAGGATATGAAGCTCTTGCTAAAAATGATAGTTTTGGCTATCTTGCACAAGGATATCTGTATGCAAAAGCTACAGAAAAAGATTTTGGTGGGTGGATTGTAATTAATAAATCTACAGGAGAATGGTCAGTATTAGAAACGCCAATTAATAATGAGGCAGAATCTAATAAAATATTAGAACAAGTAGAAAAAGATTTGCATACACTGAATAGTGATGCACCATTTAAAAGATTGTTTGAAGATGTAGAAGAAACATTTAATAAAAAACCTACAGGTAATAGAGTGTTAGGTAGAGAGTGCACGTTCTGTGCTTATAAAAAAGCATGTTGGGAAAATTTAGAATACTTGCCACAACAACAATCAAAAGCAATTAATCCAAAATATTACTGGTATACTAAAGTTGATAATAGGAAAGAAGAGCATGACGACAGTTAGAAGTAGAAAAGCAAAAGGTAGAAGATTACAGAACTGGGTTCGTGATATGTTATTAGAAATATTTTCTAATGATGGATTTTTAGATAGTAATGATATTAAATGTGCTGTGATGGGAGAGACAGGTGCTGATATAAAACTGTCTAATACTGCAAAGAAAATTATACCATACTCTTTTGAATGTAAAAACAAAGAGACATTTAAAGGTATTTATGATATAATAGACCAAGCAAAATCAAATTCTGATAAGAGAGAGACTCCAATTGGAATAATTAAAATGAATAAACAGCAACCATTAGCTATAATAGATGCCGAATATTTATTAAAAATGATAGGAAAAATATGATAGAGAATGGAGAAGACAGAGAGGCTAGGATAACTATAGCAGTATACCCTTCAGAAAAAGGATTTAGTTGTTCTATTACAGAACCTGCTACACCAATGGTTTCACATGATTACAGTATTGCTTTAACAATAGCACATGGGATGGTTAAATTAGCTTTAGATAATCCAGATTTAATATTTGATGCAGGAATGGATTCATTATCTAATCCTAAAGAAGATTTAGTTGCTGATTTAGTAGACTTTTTAGAAGAAAGAAAGAAGAGGTTACATTGAGCAAGACACAGATAAAAGAAAATAAAAGTGATAATATAAAAGAACTACGAAAAAGTGATTTTTCTGTAACTAAATTTGAAAAAGATTTATCTTATGGAAAGAAACATGAAAAGATGGTAATGAAATCTCTTGAGAAATATGAATTAAAAACAGATAGAATGGCACATAAAACAGGTAATGTTTATGTAGAGTTTCAATCAAGAGGAAAAGATAGTGGCATACGTACAAGCAAATCTAATACTTGGATATTTAAAATTGTAAGTGCAAAAGATACACATTTATTTTCTGTGCATATACCTTTATCAAGATTAAAAAAATTAGTTAGTAAAAACTACAGAGTTATGCCAGGAGGAGATAATTTAACATCAAAAGGATATTTAGTTCCTATAAAAGATTTAATTACAGTATGAAAACAAAACAATTTTTATCTGAAGCTATTCGGTTATCTGGTACAGATAGACAAAAGGATTATGGCGACAAAACTAAAAACCATAATAATATAGCTAGGCTATGGTCTGCCTATCTAGATATAGAAATAGAAGCTCATGATGTAGCAATTATGATGGCGTTATTAAAAATGGCTCGTACTAAACTGGGTGCAGTTAGTAAAGATACCTATGTTGATATGGCGGCATACAGTGCTATAGCAGGAGAAATAAAATTTAAGGAGAAAGAATGAATAATTATTTAATTACACAAGAGCAAGTAAATACAGTATTAAAGTATTTGTTTACTAAACCTTATGGTGAAGTAGCACAAGGTATTGCTGTTTTAACAAGTCTTCCAAAACTAGACCCAAAAATAAATCCTACTTTTGTCAAAGAATCGGACAAAAAAAATGACACCAAGCAGTAAAGAAGCAATATTGTTCAGTACTGTGGTGTCAATAAATAATGATGGTAATTTAATTACAAGGCATGAGTCATTACCTGTGCAAGCTGTTCAAGAAGAGCTAGGTGATGACTACTATGCTCATTTAGTATCTGCTATTGTAAATCATTGTAAGGCAGACTCTCACAAATTTGATATAGATTTACGCAATTTGTTGCGTAGTATTTGACATTAATCCTGTATTTTGTTCTTGAACTGTTCCTGTTGGAGACATAGTTTGATTTGCCATAGCATCTGCCATAGGTGTTGGCACGCTAATAGGTTCTGCAATCTCATCTACAACTGGAGCTTGTGCAACTCTTTGCATTGAATCTGTTCTATCTTTTGGTGATGCAGGAACTTTAGGAGCATCAGCCATTAAAGATTTTGTCATAGGTGTTGTTTCCTCACTTCGTATTCCTGCCATACTTCCATACTCACTAATTAACTGACTAAAATTTACATCACGCATTGCTTTTAGCAAGTCTGCTACAAGCATTGGTCTTGTAACATTACCTTTCATTGCTACTGATGGCTGTTCTCTAACAGACTCATTTAGCATTTGATTAGTTACATTTTCTATAGTTGGTAGTGCCATTTATTCTCCTCTAGATTTTGGGTCTGGAACTAATGTCTTTAATGGTGAAGTAGTTGCTTCTGAAAAAAATTCTTTTAAACTATCAAAAGAAAAACTATCTAAATTATTCATAGCGTTTCTAAAATTACTACCCATTACTTCTGCTTTTGATGTAAAAGGTTGTGCGTAACTAGAACGTAATGTTTGTGGATTACGACCAAAATATCCCATTCCATAATCAAACGCTATTCCAGTAAGAGAGGGGTAATTAGTTACTGGTAAATTTTTAACTTTTTGCACATACTCATCTTCTTCTTTTTGCATTTGTTGTGCCATTAAACTTTCGTTTGCCACTTAACCCCCTAATGGATTTTTACTTTGTAGTTTTATTTCTTCTATTTCTGCATCTTGCACTTCATTTTCTTTTAATGCAATAGCTATTTGTTTAGATAGTTCAGATACTAAACTTTCTAAAGTTTTAATAGTTTCATTAATAGGTGCTATAAAAGGTTGTATAATAAAAGGTTCTGGAATATCTAGCATAGCTATTTGTTCTTTTACTTTTCCTATTTCTTTAAATACTAATGTTAAATCTGTAGGTACAATTTTATCATCTACCTTTTTAATTCTATCAATTAAATCTACTTTGTATTCGTTTGCATACAATAAAGCATCATCAATCTTTGCTTCTAGTTCCTTATCTTTTTCTTTTAATGGTGATAAATTTACTGGAGGCGTACCTTCAATTGCATCAAGTCTTGAATTAAACTGGCCCCACGTATAAAAACCCCCACCTATTGCACCTATAACTCCTATCAGTGCCGCATATGTACTAAGTTTTTCAATTATTTTCATTCTTCATAGCCTCCAACTCTAATTTTAATTTATTAGTTTTGCTCTGTGCTTTTTGTAGTTGTACCTTGTGTACTTCTACAGGGTCATTCTGTGTGTAACTTGCAAGAGTCACACTACTATAAATCTCTTTATCATAGACGCCTAAATCTAACTGATTAAATAAATCTAAGTTTTGATTGTTGTATATATCTTTTGATTTATAAAATTGTGTTTTATTGTAGGCGTCTAATGTATTGTTCTTAAAAAACAAATCTTCTTTTGTTAAGTTTTGAGTCGCTTCTTTTGTAACTTTAGCTATTTGTTTAGCTATATTTTTTAAATTCTTCTTTAATTTATTTTCGGTATTTCTAACATCTGCAACAACCCCGTCTTTGGTGTCCACTTTTTCCGACTGTATATCTTCTTGCTCTCCACTATCTTCTGTTGATACTTCGGACTCCTCAGATTCTGTGCTATCGGGTTCTTCTTCTTCTGTTGTTTTGTTTGTTGCAACTTCTTTTTCCTCTTCTACTGGTTCTGACTCAGTAACTTCCTCCACTGTTTCTGTTTCATTTTCCTCAACCTCAGAAATGCCTTCTTCCTCCGTTGAGATATCTTCCAATGGCTCCTCAAACTCTTCAAAAGATTCTTCAGTAAGTTCATCATCGAACTCCTCCTCAGTTATCTCTTCAAAAAATTCTTCGGCAGTTATGCCTTCGTCTTCAAGAAACTCCATGAACTCTTCTTCCATGCCAGTCTCTTCTAAAAATTCAGTAAAATCCTCCTCAAATTCTTCTGTGAATATTTCTTCTGTTACCATCATTGGTTCAGAAAATTCTTCTTCAAAAAATACCTCTTCCATAGTAGGCATTTCTTCAAAAACCTCCATATCAAATTCTTCAATTGGAGGCAGTTCATCTATATAAACTGTTTCAATATCTTCAAAATAAAATGAGTCATCAAATGTAAACTCATCTTCAAATACTATCTCTTCTTCTATTGGTATCTCATATATAGGTAAGTCGTCATTATACCAATCAAAATCTTCTGGGATGTCTTCTATTATATCTACTATATCTGTATCAATATCATCTATAATATCTTGTGTATCTTCATTAATAGGGGGTATATCTTGATACGATATATTTAATGTAACATTATCTACATCTGGCCCACGATGATAATTATCATAAGTTGTACCTGCAGTTTCATTATACAACTCCGCCCTAATTGTAATATCTGTTTGTGTATTTGAGCCTTGAGTATAAACATTTGTGTAGTTTGTAAACGTACCCTCATTAAAATTTCTATTAGGGTCATGGTCATTTATCTCTCTAACTTGTGTAGATACTGAACCATCAGAACCTGTAACAGTTTGTTTAAGAGTAAGTGTTTTTCAATGCTGTTCCAAAACCATACATCTGCTTCCATGGTTGAGGTAAAACCTTGATTCATTTGATGTTGTGTTA